TAGAGATTCTTCTCCCTTTGGTATCAATTAATACCATTATTCGTTAAAAAACGTTTTTAAATGGTATTATAAATATAACTTGCTATTTTATAGTGTTATTCACATGTCTGTGGAAAAGGTATCATTTATCTGTGGAGAAAGGTATATTTCTGTGGATAAGTGTGTGATTATGTGTTAATTAGTGATCAATTAAATGTCTCATAGTCCCTTCATTTGTGATCAATTAAATGTCTCATAGTGCAGTGATCTAAGCGAGCACTCTATCACGACCGCGCAGAAATGTCAAGGGGGCGCTCATAAGTTTTTCCAGGGATTGACAACACAAAAATATCAGTGTTTCTTATAAATACTCTCTGGAAGATTGACAATATCACTCAGGCATTCTATACTAGTAAAGTCATCACCACCGGGACAAACTCATGTCAGTCGCTATCAGTCAGGCACAGAAGCAACGTTATAGAATCACCCTGGATTTAGAGGTGATGGAAGACTTCAACCCGCATAATATTGATTGGGAAACTCTCTTTGAAATGGAGGGAAATGAGCAGGTAATTGACAGCTACGTAGAGGACCTGAGTAATCCTGTCCGGTGGTAGATTAGCAGTCCTATGTGATGTCGTAGACAGAACGTTAGTGATACTTAGTGGCACGGGGGTTGACATCAGTTAGTCTCCGTGTTATGATGGAGGAAAGTATCAGTGAATAGGCAGTGTTTATCGGCGGCGTTGTTATCGTTGCGGGCGGCGTTGCGTATATAAAAACGACCTACTACCCTAACCTACAGAGGTGACAGATCGCGAGAGATATATAATGCAACTTACAAATACATAAAGGAAAAAAAAATTCCGGGCAAAAAAAATTTATGGAAAAGGTTTATCACATCTATGCAAAAGAAGAGTGTTTATATAACAATTTAAGTGAAGTACAATTTAATAAGACATGGAGCACCCTCAATGGGATGGTTGGTTTATTACATACCGACTATACCATTGAGGATTTATCATATGAAGAATTAGTAAAAACCTCTATGGGGGGACACGAACATTCTTATTAGAGATTGACATACCATACATATACTGATATAATTGAACTGACGTAATTTCAAAGACATGGCAAAAGGATTTACTGTAAAGGCCAATGCGCCCACCAAGAAGAAAGAAGAGTGGGACATTGCAGCAATCAAAGAGAGAATGAAAGGTAAGACAATTGTATTTTGTTTACCAGGACGTGGATGTTCGTTCACATTTCTGAAGAACTTTGTACAACTGTGCTTTGATATGGTACAGAATGGTATGAGTATTCAGATCAGTCAAGACTACTCATCAATGGTTAACTTTGCAAGATGCAAATGTTTAGGAGCAAATGTATTACGCGGACCGAACCAAATTCCATGGGATGGTAAGTTAGAATATGATTATCAGTTATGGATTGATAGTGATATTGTATTTGACACTAACAAGTTCTGGCAGTTGTGTGACTTAAGTGTTCCTGCAGAGGGTGAAGAGCGTGGCATTACTGCAGGTTGGTATGCAACTGAAGATGGTGTCACAACATCAGTCGCACATTGGTTAGAAGAAGAAGAGTTCCGTACAAATGGTGGAGTGATGAATCACGAAACTGTCGATTCTATCCAGAAGCGTCGGAAGCCCTTTACTGTTGATTATACAGGATTTGGATGGGTCTTAATCAAGAAGGGAGTATTTGAAGAAATGGAATACCCATGGTTTGCACCTAAGATGCAAGTCTTTGAGAGTGGGAGTGTACAAGACATGTGTGGTGAAGATGTCTCATTCTGCTTAGATGCCAAAGAGATGGGTTATGATATTTGGTGTGATCCACGTATTCGTGTGGGTCATGAAAAGATGCGTGTTATTTAAGAGGTATTAAGTTATGGCAGCAAGAACTAAATCATTATCAGGAACAGAGTTTGTGGAGTCGCATCCGAAAAAAACTCGTCAAGGAATGGGTAAGCACACTAAGTATACCGCGTCGTCTCGTAATAACAAGAAGAAGCGTTATCGCGGACAAGGTAAATAGTGTAGTTATATGAATACATCATGGCAGCACTTATATGCAATCTTCCTTCAGTGGAGGTATGGGTTCGTAAAGAGTATCTAACTGATCATCAAAGTGGCCATGGTGAATTTGTAAAAGGCGTTTGGGTATCGTGTAAATCGATACCTGGGCGCACTTTTTATTTTGAGACGTATTTGCCCGAATATGCCGCAATGTATGACAAACTACCTATTAGTGCGTTTCTCTCGTCTCCGGCGCTTCCAGACCCCGATATGGACCTTCCTAACCTGCAGTTCTGGAACTGTATGGACTATGGTGTTGTATCAATAACGAAGCAATTTATTGGTTCAATGGACTATGAATTATATACAAGAGACTTTGGTATTCAGAAAGGTACATATATTTGTACAATAGACAACTATCATCAAGATCCTGAGGTAGTAGATTATGCAACAAGTGAAAATCCAGCTGAACATAAGTCACATAATCTAATTCAACTTGAAAATGGTCAGTATGCACTATATCCAAACAATAGAATGCGTATTTTTGACAATAGTTTAACACCTGTTGAACCTAAGATGCCCGATTTCAAGGTTTCGACTCAATATTATCAAGTTGAGAATGGATTTGAGCGTCTTGGAATGGGACGTGAGGATGAATATTTCTGGAAAACCGCAAAAGAGCGTGAATCTAGTGAATTAAATAGTGATATAGACGAAAAAACTACTAATTTTTAAAAATGACAGATTTTTTAGACAATTTAGCTAATGATCAGCATCAAAAGATGCTTCGTGAAATTGCAAATGATGTAAAAACACCTAAAAAACGCGATTCTCTTGAAGAAACCGACCTTTTTATAGTTGATGAGGTAGTTTCTCAGACTGAACCGATGACACTTAATGAATTTTGATATTATACCTTAATAAATAAGTTATAATCGCAGGATTCTTGTGCCTTTAGAACGGGTAAGTCAGGGTTTTAAGGATATTAGTATGACTTTTCAGATTAATCCTCTGACAAGTGATTTAATTGCACTTAAAAACGAAAATGCAATTGCTCGTTCCATAAGAAATATTGTATTTACAATACCTGGCGAGAAATTTTTTGATGAATCTTTTGGATCTGACATCAATAAATCACTTTTTGATAACATTGATGAAATATCAGCAATTTTAATTAAAGATCAGATTACAGAATCTATTCAAAACTTTGAACCAAGAGTCAAATTAACTGAGGTTGTTACTTCTCCCGACTTTGATAATAATAGTTTCAATGCAACTTTAACATATGAGGTTATTGGGGCTGATATTCCACCACAAGAATTACAATTTGTTTTGCAACAAACTAGGTAAAAAATGCCATTAGCTAACTTCACAAACCTAGACTTTGGTCAGGTTAAAACAACACTTAGAGAATATCTAAAAGAAAACTCTAATTTTACTGATTATGATTTCGAGGGTTCAAACCTGTCATCAATTCTCGATGTATTGGCATACAATACCTATATTACTTCATACAATGCGAACATGGTCGCTAATGAAGTGTTTATTGATAGTGCAACATTAAGAGAGAATGTTGTATCATTAGCAAGAAACATTGGATATCTTCCCAAATCAAGAAAGGCTGCAAGAGGAACAATTAGTTTCTTTATTGATACTACAAATATAACACCTGTTCCTAGTACAATTACACTTAAAGCAGGTATTGTATCTACAACACAGGGTTCATTCGGAAAACAATCATATACTTTTTGCATATTATCAGATATTACAGTTCCAGTTACAGATGGAATTGCATCGTTTGATGATATATCAGTATATGAAGGAAGTTTCTTGACCACAAACTTTACATATAGTGCAAGAACTCCAAATCAAAAATTTATTTTAGAAAATCCAGGAATTGATACTGATTTAATTTCTATTAATGTTCGACCAAATGAGCAATCGACTCGTAGTGTGAAGTATAGTCGTCAAGATAGTCTTTTTGATATTAAATCAGATTCGAAGGTATATTACTTACAAGAAGTAGAAGACGAAAGATATCAAATATTTTTTGGTGATGGAATCTTTGGCAATAAACTGCAAGATAATAATTTTATTACCGTCAACTATATTACGTCAAATGGAGACGCTGCAAATGGAGTGCAGCAGTTTACTTTTGCAGGTAGATTAGTATATACAAGGAATTCTCAAGAATATACAGTAACTTCTGGAATTTCACTACTTACAACTGGATTATCATCGTCTGGTGGAGAATCTATTGAGGGTGTTGAGTCAATTAAGAAATTTGCACCAAGAATTTATGCCTCTCAGAACAGGGCATTGACTGCAAATGATTATGAAACTCTCATTCCTGCAAAAATTTATCCAGAAACTGAATCAATTTCCGTTTTTGGTGGTGAAGAGTTAGTTCCACCACAATATGGTAAAGTTTTCATTAGTATCAAACCAAGATTTGGCGATTTTATACCAAATTTGATAAAAGATAATATCAAAAACAAATTAAAAAAGTATGCAGTTGCAGGAATTGTTCCAGAAATTTTAGATCTTAAATATTTGTATCTAGAAGTTAATTCGAAAATTTATTACAATACAAATCTTGCACCATCTGCAACTTTTGTTTCTTCAATTGTCCAAAATAATACTACAAAGTATTCAGAGTCAACTGAGTTGAACAAGTATGGCGCAAGATTTAAATATAGTAAGTTTTTAAAAACAATTGATGATAGTCATGAATCGGTAACTTCCAATATTACAAACGTAATTATGAGAAGGGATTTGAGAGTTGTATTAAACACTTTTGCAGAATATCAAATTTCTTTTGGAAATGCATTTCATATTAATAGTATGAGTGGATACAATATAAAAACAACTGCATTTATAATCGCGGGTATTCAATCACAAGTGTACTTATCTGATATTCCAGATACTAATAAGATAACAGGATCTCTTTTCCTTTTTACTTTACCAAATATTGGATCACAATCACCAACTATTGTTAAAAGAAATGTTGGTAGGATTAATTATGTAAATGGATCTATTACATTAAATCCTATGAATATTTTAGGAGGAAAACTGAAAGATAGTCAACCAATTATTGAAATTGGAGTGACTCCAACTTCAAATGATGTTATTGGATTACAGGATCTTTATTTGCAACTAGATATAAGTAGCAGCAATTTTGAAACTGTTGTTGATGATATAGCATCTGGTCTAGACCCATCTGCTTCAAGTTATATTGTATCATCTAGTTATTCAAATGGCAATTTAGTTCGTTCAGGTGGACCAGAAACAATTTCTATAACTGGAAATGCAACAGGAGGATCCTCAGCCTCAACTTCTAATGTAATTACTCAACAATCAACACCAGCAACAATAACATCCAATGCTGGATCATCCTCATCCGGTTCAATTTCATACTAAGAAGATAAACTCATAAAATGTCAGAAACTAGAGTTCAGTTTAATACTATCGTATCTAATCAACTTCCTAACTATGTGAAGGATGATTTTCCACTTATATCAGAATTTTTAAAACAGTATTATCTTGGACAGGAGTATCAAGGTGGTCCTATTGATCTTATTCAAAATATTGACAAATATGTAAAGGTAGATGAAACTACAAATTTAAGTGAATCTGTATTATTGAGTGGAGATTTAGATTTTGATGCAACAACCATCAATGTTGATACTTCATCAACAACTGGAACTAATGGGTTTCCAGATTCTTATGGACTTTTGCAAATTGATAATGAGATAATAACTTATACTGGAAAAACTAATTTTTCTTTTACCGGATGCATTAGGGGATTTGTTGGCATTACTTCGTACAGAAGTGAATTGAATAATGAGGAAGTTGTATTTACAGAAACGGAATCTGATGATCATGTGGATCAATCTATCATCAGAAATCTAAGTTGTCTCTTTTTAAAAGAATTTTTATTAAAAACAAAACATCAATTTTTACCAGGATTTGAATCTAGATCTTTAACTCCAGAATTAAATCAAAATATTTTTCTAAAACAATCAAAAGATTTTTACTTAAGTAAAGGAACAGATATTTCTTTTGAAATATTATTTAAAGCTTTATATAATGAAGATGTAAAAATTGTAAAACCTAGTGATTTCTTAATTTCGCCATCAAATTCACAATATAGAATTACCAATGATCTGATAGTAGAACCTATTGATGGAGATCCAATAAATTTACAAAATTCTACTTTATTTCAAAATAAGTATAAATTTGGAAGTAATATAGAGAATGCATATGCTCCAATTACAGATGTTGAAAAAATATCTGTTGGATATGGAAAGACATTTTATAAAATTAGTTTTGATGGTGGATATAACAGAGATATTAATGTAGATGGTTCCCTATATGGAGATTTTAAAGTAGAACCATCTACTAGAGTCATTGGACAAGTTTCTTCTGGATCAACTTCATTAGATGTTGATTCGACTGTTGGATTCGGATCTACAGGGGAATTGTATGTAAATTATTCGGATAATAGTGTTGGCGTAGTATCATATACATCAAAATCATTAACTCAATTTTTTGATGTTACAAATTTAACTGGAACTATATTGAATGCATCTACAGTTGGTGTTAATACATTTGCGTATGGAAGATCATTATTAAACCAAGATGAAATAATTTCAGTAAGAATTAATTCGGTTTTAAAAAATGTAGAATTGCCAACAAATACATCAGATTTACTAAAGGGTGGAACTGTCAATATTTCTACGCTTGGAATTGCAGAAAATAATAAAAATACAAATAAGTGGTTCTATAACATAGCACCTCTTTATGAAATAAAGAAATTAGAATTGCGAGATTCTTCTACTAACACATATAGAGTAATATTGAATGTTATTCCAAATCTTAGACCTGGAGATATTGCTGAATTTATTTTAAATGATGGTACTAGAAAACAGACTAATATATCTGATGTTATATCTGAAAAAACACTTCTAGTAACAGGTCAAGGAGTTTTAGATTTAGATTTAACTTACAAAATCCAAAGAAATATAAGTAAAGGATCT